TGGAATGTCGACATTGGTATCACAAAGATTTTATAAATCCAACACAAATTGTACATATGAATTTGATATTAAAGAAATAGATAAATTTGTAGACTTTATTGAAGATAGATTCGGTGAAAGGCTAATTTTAGAAAAATCAAATCAATCAACTAAAAGAGAAAATAAAATCATTATAAATGATGAATTGAAACAATGGGTGTGGGATAATTTTGAAAAAAGATTCGATAAAAGAAATTCATTAATATAGTGGTTGTAACAATACTGGCTGAACCCAGAAGCGGTTCAACTAACTTAACGAATTGGTTTTATTTTAATAAAAATTTCACCACACTATTTGAACCGGCAAACCCTGGCTCTAAATGGTTCCAAAATAAAATACACCCAAAGGATTACAAATATAAAACTAAACATCTTTGTATTAAAGAAATATATTATCCTAATATAAACTGGGATTTATTATTAGATGTATCTGATAAAATTATCGTATTATATAGAGAAAATGCACAAGAGCAATTGGAATCGTTTTTGAATGCATTGAATACGGATAATTGGCATTTACCATATGTTTATAAAAAACCTGAAATATCAATAACCAAAGAAAAAACCGAATATTTTAATATATTAAAATCTGAATTTAAAGAAAAATATATTAATAAAGCGTTTTTTACAATTTCATATGAAGAATTATACTATAATAATGGTTTTCAAAAAGTATTAGATTATTTAAATATGGATGAATTAGAAAATAAAAATTTCCCGTATGGTCAAAAATATAGAATCAATGCTAATAAAACAAAAAGTCTTATTTAAAAAAAATGAATGTGATTTAATTAAAAATCTATTTAAAACTAATTCTCAAAACTGGAATTTAAAAGATAGAAAATATCATTCACAACCAATTGATTACTCTGCAGAAACACATTGGTTATTTGATAAATTAAAAAAATTTGTTGAAACAGAAACTAATATTCAAATCAAAACAATTAAAAAACAAATACACTTTCATATGTTTAAAAAAGGCGATTGGTTTGATAAACATAACGATATTAGAGATAATCGAATATACGCAGTTGGTGTTTTATTAAGTGATAATTTTATAGGTGGGGATTTTAAATTATATAATCCAATTGAACAAACTCTAAACAAAGTTGTTGGTAATACTTATTTATTTGATGTGAGAATTGAACATGAGATAACACCCATTTTAGATGGGGAACGTTTTTCATTACTTTGGTTTTTACAAAAAGAAAATATAAAATTTGATATAAATAAATTAATATAACTAACTGATAATCAATGACTTATGAAATAAAAATAAGTCTGTAAAATATTAGGAAATGTGGAATATTTTTTGTAACTTTGAGTATAATAAAACTTAAAACCTAAAATATGCTTAAAAAACTACTATTAATATCTATTGTATTTTTATCTTGCAATAAAGATGTTGATACATTAAAACCTAAACAAAATACCTATAAAATAGAACTAAATGGTCGTCTGCCTTTGGACCAAAATGGGTTTTACCACCTAACAATAGATACAACAAAAAATCAAACACTACATAGGATTTCTGGCTTTTTAAGGGTAAATGATACTATACCAACTCCACCCGAAAAAATACAATGGGAAAGTAATTTATATTGGTATATCATTAAAGGTGATGTTGTTGCTAATATACAAAAAACATATATAAATTATTTTACGGGTAATTTGACAGTAGTTTCTTTACCACCATTGGTTGCATCTAAGGATGAATTAGTACCAACAATAAATCCCGCTTCGTATAGTGGGTATGAAAATGGTGAGATTAATACAATGATTGCTCCTATTTCCAAGATGAAAGGAGATACCCTAATTGTAAAAGCGTCAATTGAAAAAGAATTTAAAATTATTAAAATAGTATTAGAATGATATATTGGTTTACAGGACAACCCGCTGCCGGGAAAACAACATTGGCTAATTGGTTAGCTGCATCATTTCCAACTAACAAAGCCACAATCATAGATGGTGATGATATTAGAGAAATTTTTGATAATAAAGATTATTCGGAATTAGGTAGACGAAAGAATATAGAATTGGCGCAAAAGATTGCACAATTTCTAAATAAAAAAGGTGAAATTGCAATAGTATCTTTGGTATCACCATACAGAGACCAAAGAGAAGAATTTAAACAAAAGATGGGAACGGATTTGGTAGAGATATATGTACATTGTTTCACCGATAGAGGTAGAACGCATTTTCACGTTCCAAATTACGAACCACCTTTGGAAAACTTTATTGATATAGATACTACAAATGATAGAGAATTTCAATCTATACAAAAAATAAGAGAAAAATTAGGTTTATAATAAAATAAATTGTAAATTAGATATTATGAAAAAATACGCATTATTCATCGGAAGATGGCAAACGTGGCACAAAGGACATGAGTGGTTAATCAATCAACAATTAGAAAAAGGAAAAAATTGTTGGGTTGCAATTAGAGATGTTCTAGTGGATGAAAATAATCCAAAATCAGCACAACAAGTATTACAAGAATTACAAAACGAACCATTCTTTACTCAAAATTGGGATAAGATTATGTTAAGTATTATCCCAGATATTGAAAGCGTGAATTATGGTAGAGCAGTTGGATATGATGTAATTTATCACGAACCACCAAAGGAAATTGAAAAAATTAGTGGAACTGCTATTAGAAAGAAATATATAGATTCTAATGGAGATACCATCGTATATAATATTGAACCAAATGATAGTACAATATAATGGAAAAGATATATTTTGATGATACTACGTTTATTTGGAAAACTAAATTAAATTTATCTACGGAAAAGGAGGCACTCTTAAAACAGGCACATTCCATAATTGATGCAACACCACGTAGTAAAACAGATTCGTTCAGTTATAAAAAAGCTTGGCAAGCAAATTTAGATTTTATTGGTAATATTGAAATAGAAAAAAAATTAGATGAAATTGTCCAAATTAGTATTAATGAGTCTAAAAAATTGTATGAAGAAAAAAATATAATTTATAATAAAATTAATATAGATTTCTGGATAAATCAAATTCGTTCTAAAAATCCCATACAAGAAAATTTTCATAATAAAAACGACAAATACCATACTCACACCGAGATTAGTAAAAAAAGTGGTATATTCATACCACATTATGCATGTGTATATTATATTCAAATGCCTGAAGTTATGGAAAATGAAGATGGTGTTTTATATTTCAAAGGTAAAAATGGTAATGAATATTGGATAAGACCAGAAGAAGATGAATTAATAATAATGGAAGCTGATATGCCACATTCACCAAACAATGCACCTAATTCAAATTTAGATAGAATTGTATTGGCGGGAAATGTAGGATTTGATTATATAAAAAAAGAAAAAAGTGTTATATGATAGTAGAACGTAAGAGACACATAGCTAAAACCATATCATATCGTATTATATCCACTTTAATAGGGTTTATTATAATGTGGTGGGTAAGTGGTTCAATTAAAGTTGGAGCCGCATTTGGGGTAGCAGAATTAGTTTATAAACCCATTCAATACTATTTTCATGAACGAATATGGTATAAATGGATTAAATTTGGATTAAAGAATGATAACAATACCACAAACACCAATAACGGATAATTCATTTAAAAAGTGGGGATTATCTAAAATAGAAGATATTGATAATGATGTATCGTATTATTATTACATTTTACCACTACCAAAAGAAGATACTAAAAACAATGATTTAAGACCATTTTTGATTTCATCAGCAAACGATGAGTGGAAAGAATTTGGATTAAATAGAGGTGAGTTCATTATACGATTATTTGAAATAGGTGAACTACCGGCATTAAAAACGGAAGAAGAAGTAGAATTATTATATAACATTTTAACAAAAAAACAATTAAACTCTAAAAAATGAAAAAGTACACAGAAACAGAATTAAAGCAAAACTATGATAAGTTTATTGCTATTATTAAAAAGTATTTTACAGGTGAGAGACTAGAAAAACTCTTATTTATGTATTCGGAAGATGAATTAGGTGGGAACCTAATGATTGCACCAGCAAGTGGGAATAAATTTTACCATAATGCATATGATGGTGGATATATCGACCACATATTCAATGTTACTAAAAATGCATTGAGAATGAAAAAAGTATTTGAAGAAGCAGGTGGTAAAATTGATTTTACTGATGAAGAATTAATCTTTACTGCATTACATCATGATTTGGGTAAATTAGGAACAAAAGAAGAATTACATTATATACCAAATGATTCAAAGTGGCATGTTGAAAATAGAGGTGACTTATATAAGATGAACGATAAGAATTCTTATATGACTTTAACCGATAGAACTTTCTTTACATTAAACCACTATGGTATTAGTTACAACGAAAAAGAATATTTTGGTATTAAATTAACGGATGGTTTATTCGATGAAGAAAATATTAAGTATTATAAAACATTTGATATTTCCAAAAATTTAAAATACAAAATACAATACATCATGCATTGGGCGGATTATATGAGTACAATTATCGAAAGGCAAGATGCTATTGATTCATCAAATAGTGACAAAGTTTCACTTTCTTTTGGAAAATTCTAACATTTTGTCATATTAACTCTATTGGTATAATAATTGAACTATATAGAGTATTATTAACAAAAAAAATTATAAAATTATGTTCTCTTCAGAAATCGACAGAATTGTAGACAGATTATCAAAACACCCGTTATGGGAAGAAGCAACAAAAACAACAACTTATGTTCCTAACAAATTTGCAGTAGATGTAAACGAAGATTCTGCTGTAATGGCTTTGACGGTACTAGGACACGACCCTAAAGATATCGAAATTAATTGTTATGAAGATAAGATTGAAGTAAAAGCAAAAAAATTGCAAGATGATAATTCACCTTACAATCAATTAATATCCGATATTGATGAAAAAATCAACGTAGGTAAACATTATGATGGTAGAAATGCTAAAGCAGAAATCAAAAATGGTATTTTAACCATTACACTTGACAAAAAAGAAGATTCTAAACCAAAAAAATTGACCCTTAAAGTTGGTTAATTCAGTTATTTTTCCTATCTTTGAAGGGCAGATTTAAAAACTGCCCTTTTTTATTTTTAAAATATTTATAGATTATGAGATACAAAGAAAAAATCAATCAGAAAATCGAAGGAGCTAAGACTAGACAGGATTATGCTCGTAGAATTGTTGAAGGAGTACAACCAGGCTCTAAAGAAGATATTATAAAATATCTTAAAGAAGCAACTCAATTATTAGTACAAGCGCAAGAACTAATAGAAATAGAAAGAACAGATAACTAAAATGAATTGGTTAAAATTTTTAGTGGGTATTTCCGCATTAATCATAGCAGGTTGTGCGGCATATTTCTCCGTAACAGGATTAGGTGTACTATTTAGTGGTGCATCTATTGCTGTTATGGTAATGGCTAGTTCTTTGGAATTTGCAAAGCTAGTTACTGCTACCTATTTAAAACAAAAATGGGATGAAATTAGTGGATTTAATAAATGGTACTTAACTATATCAGTTGGTGTATTGATGCTAATTACATCAGCGGGTATATTTGGTTACTTATCTAACGCTTTTCAAGCTCAATCACTTAAATTACAAGTAGTAGATAGAGAAATATTGGTTTACCAAACTAAAATTGACCAAAATACTGCACAAATTAATCAACTTAATACTCAATTAGGTCAACTATCTTCAACACAATCACAAATTTTAGACAAAGGTAAGGTAAATTCTCGTCTTTTACGTTCAATTGATAACAAAGATAAACAAACTACTCAACTTAACAAAAAAATTGATGGATTGCAAATTGAAAATGCTAAAAATACAGAAAAAATTAACGAAATTAAGTTAAAAAATTTAGATTTAGAGAAAGAAGTAGGTGGTTTTCGATTTGTAGCTGAAGCATTTGGAATAGAATTGAAAAATGTAGTAAAATTCTTCATATTTTTAATTGTAATTGTGTTTGACCCGTTGGCAGTAGCCTTAATTATTGCTTTTAATGGTTTGGTTTACGATAAAAAAAGAAAACAAAGAAAATTGTTAGGTGAAATTATAGAAAATGATGAAAAATTGGGATTATACGATAATTTAAATGCTTTAATGGAAAAAAATTATCAAATTTACGGAGATAATGGAAAAAAATCCACAAAAGAGGAAAAAACACCCGTTATAGTAGAAAATAATTCAAATGAAGGTGAAATAGATTTAAACTATGATGAGAACAACGATAAGCCAAAACCATATTATTTAGAAAAAGGTTTTGATTGGAAAAATACAAAAAAATGGATTAACGATATCAATGCAGTTAATTACTGGATGAGAAATAAAGGTGGAAACACAAAAGAATTAACAAGATTGAAAGATGAATTACCAAATGATGATTTAACTAAAAGTTATTTATGAGAAAATTAGGTTACGCATGTATTAATATGAGTTTGGGTAAAAATGTTACTACAAACAGAACAATGATTAAAAAAACCTTTACACAAAAAGGTTTAGATTATGTTTCCGATTGTGTATTACAAAATGTAGCAGATTTAGAACGAATTATAGATTGGAACGAAGATAATGATATTAAGTTCTATCGTATGAGTTCCGATATGTTTCCATGGGCTACTGAATATAGATTTGAACAATTAAAAGATTGGAAAGTAATCTCAATTATCTTAAAACGATGTGGAGATAAGGCAACAAAATATGGACAACGCTTAACATTCCATCCTGGTCCATTTAATGTATTAGTTTCACCCAATGAAAATGTTGTATTGAATACAATTGCTGATTTGGAGGTACATGGTAGAATTATGGATGCAATTGGATTATCACAAACACCATACAATAAGATTAATATCCATTGTAATGGGGTATATGGGGATAAACAATCTGCGATGGATAGATTTATCACCAATTTCCAAAGACTCTCTAAATCGGTTAAAAACCGCCTTACAATTGAAAATGATGATAAGGCAAGTATGTATTCAGTTAAAGATTTGATGTACATTCACGAAAAAACAGGAATACCTATTGTATTCGATTATCATCACCACCAATTTTGCACAGGTGATTTAACAGAACAACAAGCATTACAATTGGCTATATCTACCTGGCCAAAAGATATAACACCGGCGGTACATTACTCCGAAAGTGCAGTTGATAAAAAACCACAAGCACATTCTGATTATATTCAATTAGTACCTGAAACTTATGATAATAATGTAGATATTATGGTAGAAGCAAAAATGAAAGATAAGGCTATATTGCCGTTTATTATAAAATAAAAAATTATGGCATATTCAGAAAAAGTTTTAGAACATTATTCCAATCCTAAAAATGTAGGAACATTGGATAAATCTAAACAAAATGTAGGAACAGGTTTAGTAGGTGCACCAGAATGTGGTGATGTAATGAGATTACAATTAGAAATTAATGATGGTATTATCACCGATGCTAAATTCAAAACATTTGGTTGTGGAAGTGCAATTGCAGCAAGTTCGTTAGCAACGGAGTGGTTAAAAGGGCAATCAATAGAAAAAGCAGTAGAATTAGATAATATGGATTTGGTTGAAGAACTAAACCTACCGCCAGTTAAAATACATTGCTCCGTATTAGCACAGGATGCAGTTAGGGATGCAATAAATGATTATAGAAAGAAAAACAATTTAGAACCAATTCAATTTCAAGATTAATGAACACACTAGAACAAATTTACAACGAAAAATGTAATACACCATCGGATATAAACGAACATTTACCTACACTAAAAAAATATGCAGAAGAGTGTGAACACATAACCGAAATGGGAGTTAGATGGGTAGTATCTACATATGCCTTACTTATGGGTAAACCTAAAAAAATGATTTCATATGATATAAATCCAATAGGATGGGATGTGCTAAAACAATTAGCAAACGAAAATGGAACAGATTTCACATTTGAAACAGCTGATACTAGAAATCTTACAATTGAAGAAACTGATTTACTTTTTATTGATACTTGGCATGTTTATGACCAATTAAAAGTTGAATTAGAACTACATGCAGATAAAGCTAGAAAATATATTATTTTTCACGACACTACATCATTTGAATATATAGGAGAAACAATTACGGGTGATACTATCTATATGGGATTATGGCCGGCAATTGAAGAATTTTTAGAAGAAAATTCACAATGGGAATTGCATGAAAGATATACTAACAACAATGGTTTAACAATCTTAAAAAGAAAATAATGTATTCAGTAATCATACCAACAATGTGGAAATGCGATAGATTACAACAAACGCTTAGAGAATTAAGTAATCACCAAATGGTTGGGGAAATTATCTTAATAGATAATACTACAAACGATTTAACAATAGAATTACCAAAATTAATTCACATTTTAGAAGGAAAAAATACATATGTTACTGCGCCTTGGAATAAGGGAGTTAAAATGGCAAAATATGATAAAATATTAATTCTAAATGATGATATTTGGATGGATTGGAAAATTCTAAATATATTAGAACCACATATAACTGAACAAATAGGTTTAATAGGTTTGGATGAAATTGTTTATAATACAGAACCATCTAAACAATTTGGATTAGAACCAATTGAGCATAGAAATGGTGGGTGGGGATGTGCTATCTTTGTACATAAAGAAAATTATTCACCTATACCAGAAGAAATGAAAGTATGGGGACAGGATGATTGGTTATTTGTTAAAGCGAGAAACAGAAGAAAGCAAAATTTTAAATTGGTAGGTTTTAAAATAAACGGAGAGTTATCAGTAACAAATAATATTTTAGATGCTGACCCAAATATTTTAGAAATAAGAGAAAATGATTTAAGATTAAAACAACAATATAATTTATTTTAGTTATGTATTTATCAACACCTTATAAGATTACCTACGATACAAAAAAATATCCATTTAGACAAATTGTTTCTCAAATGTTAGAAGTTTGGGAAGGGAATACTATTCCGTTAGAAGATTTACACACATTAGAACACTATGATTTATTGGTTAGAGAAAAAGACCAATCTACTATTTGGCACAAAAGATATTACGAAAAATTTAAAACAGATTTTTTACCAACGTATTTGGAATTGGTAAAAGAACTTAAAGAACGTTTTGGATACGATGAAATTATATATCAAGCTATTCCAACATTTAGAGTTCAATTAGCAGAAGGTAATTTAGGAGTTGGTGAGTGGCATAAAGATAGTACTTACAATCACGGAACAACCGAAGTTAATTTTTGGATGCCATTTGTGAACACTAACGAACAAAATACTATATGGATGGAAAGTAAAGAGGATAAAGGTGATTATAGAGCATATGAAGTAAAATATGGTGAAATATTAGTATTTAGTGGTGCCAATTTATATCATGGTAATAAAAATAACGATAGTAACGAAACGAGAGTATCGGTTGATTTTAGATTGGTAGAACCATCCAAATTTATACCAAATGAAGCAGGTTCAATCAATATGAAAGCAAAATTTGATATTGGTGGATACTTTGAAAAAATTTAATATATGATAAATGTTATAATTCCAATGGCAGGTGCCGGCAAACGATTTTCGGATGTTGGTTACACAATTCCAAAACCATTTATTCCGGTCAAAGGAAAACCAATGGTACAATCAGTAGTAGAAAATCTAAATATAGATGGTAAACACATCTTTATAATTCAAAAACAACATTCGGTTGG